TTTTAGCAGCTGCAATTTCTTGTTCTGCTTTTTTTATTTGCTCTTGTTCTTCTTTATTAAGTTCGACAATAGGCGATTCGGACTTTTGTACTTCATCTGTATTGCTGACCCGTACTTCTCCGTCCACTTTTTTGCTAACTTCGGGTTTGTCGCCCACAAGTACCTCCTTTGTTTCTCCGATTTGAATGGCATCGTCTTTTTCTTTTTTAGTTAAGTCTACTTTTATTGGCTCCTCAACTTTTACATTAGGATCTTTTCTTAAATCAACCTTTACAGGTTCATCTTTTTGAGTAAACTTTTTAGGCTTTGATTTGATCTTCATATCACCGCCTTCTGATTTGACTTCTTGAGTCACCTCAGGTTTAGTTGTTTCTTTTTCTGACATAATAAAATATTATAAAATTAGTTAATTGGTATTATATACCTTCGTTTTCAAAATTTATAGGCATTAAATCATTGTTTCTTTGATCTATCATAGCGCTTTGCTGTGAGCCTTCCATTTTAGTTCTTTTATCTTTACGATCTTCTATAAAAGATTCTTTTTCTTTCATAGCATCAACTTCTATCTTTTTTAACTCCATATCAAACATATGTTGTTGTTGCATTTTTTGCTGATCAAGTTGTGCCTGTAATTGCATTTTTTTAATAGCTAAATTATTTTTAGCTTCTTCATATTGTACATTAGAAGCTGTTAAAGCTTGTTGCTTTTGCATTTCTGCTTGAGCAATAGCTTGAGCAGAAGCTGCCTTAGCTTGTTCTTGAGACGCCGCCATTGCTTGCTGCTGCTGATCCATACGTTTTTGTTTTTCTTTACGTTTTTGTTTCAGCACATCGTTAGCAAGTTTAAGATTTTTTATTCTTCTAATATCAATAGCGTCTTCTAAATCTATACCACCTTGCTGTATAGCCATTTGTATGTTTTGCTCTAATCTTTGTTTTTCTTCTTCTTCAGGTTCTAATTCTAAATAAATACCAAAATCATGTAGTGGTAGATTTTGTATTTCAGATAATGTAGCAGTATTATATGTAGATATAGAACTTTTTAATGAATTTAATGTTAAAGGATTTTTTAAAGAATCAGCAATTTTTAATGATATATTTTCACAAGTTCTTAACGTTAGCCACAAACTCGCCTGCATTATGTGTCTTGTAGCTGTATTAGAAGCATTAACTGCCATTTTTTGTAAACCAACTAACGTATCTTTTTCAGGCATACTACCGTCTCTTGCTTCATTTAAACCTGTACAATCTCTAATTAATTGTAAATAATACTGATATGTAGCAATTAAACTTTGTATTTTACCTTGACCACTTGAAGTTTGTAATTCTTGAATAGGTACTTTACCTGGATTCATATCACCTTCTTGAGTCATTGATCTACCTACGATACTACCAGTTTGAAAATACATGTTTAATGCTTCTGCTGGATTATAATTTGTACCATTACCTAAATCAACCTCAGCAAGACCATCCATATCTAAAAATACACCATCTGGAACTGTACGAGCAATTACTTGTTGTAGTTTCAAATGTGTTATTTGTATCATATCAGCAAAACCTGTACACTTACTAACAATAGATTCAATACGACCTTTATACATACGTGGTGAACATATAGTGTAACTCATTTCTACTTTTGTAGTATCAGCAAAAGGTCTAGTCATGTTTTCTGACAACTGCCATTTAATAAGTTGATTGTTGCCTAAAATTTTTACACCTTCGTAAAGTACTTCTATTTTTCTAGCAACTCTTTTAAAATTATCATTAGCAGGAGGATTAAAAGTATCAGGTTTTTCTAATGCTTTTTCTAATCCAGTATCAGTTTGTTTAATTTTAAAAACTTGTTCGTTATAAGTTTTATATTCAAAAAATAAAACTGAAACGGTATTAGGATCGTAAGATCTATATCCGTATAAATTATCTTTTTGATAACCTTTTGTTTGTTCTATCTTTTTTAAATCTTCTTGTGTAAGATAAGGAAACTGTTTAGCTATTTCAGGAACAGTTAATTGTTTTACTTCACCTACATAATATATATCTTCAAAATGAGGATCTTCTGTATAAGAATATATTAAATTAGCTGGATCTACATATTTTAAATTAACACCATTAGCTGGATTAAAAGCTGTTTTACAAGCTCCAATACCTAATACAACTAAATCATGATTAAATCTTTTCTTTATATTATCAAATCTATTACGTTCAAGAGTGTTATTTATAACTTCTTCTTCAGCTATTTCTACACTTTGTTTATAGCTTAACTGCATATGAATATCTAACTCTTGCTCGCTTTCAGGTAATTTATTTTGATCTGTGTTAAATTTGTTTACACCTAGATTTCCTTCAAGATTTTGTAAAAAAGGTTTAGCCATCATATCAGTTAAAATAGCATCAGCATAAGCTGTTCGCTTTTTTAATGATACTGGGTCTTGAGCAAAAGCTTTTATTTCATAAAGCTTATTGTTCATACCATTACTAACTATATCTACAAATTTAGATAACACAGGTACTGGTTTCCAGTCTAAATTTAAATAAGATAAATCACCATTAATAGCTAATTCATCTTTATATTTTTGCACTGGTTGTTCACCTCTTGCATATAATCTTAATGTATGAAACCTATTAAATGAAGTAGCAAATCTAGTACCATTACCACCTTGCTGCCACCATTCGCCTTCTATAGCCTGTGCAACTTGTCTTCCATATTCTTCTGATGATTTTTCAATATCAGAGACTGTTTGGCTAGGAAAAGCACTATTTGGATTTGCGTATATATTCATTTACTTAATTATTTTTGATAACGAACCTCGATTATCATATTTTTTTATTCCTAAGTCTATTGGTTCACGTTTTCTTCTAGCAACTGGTGCGTATCTATTTTTATTACAAGCCATTAAAGCTAAACCAGAACTAATAGAAGCATCGTGTGTTGTTCTATTGTTTATATCAAAAGCAGCCCAGTCTTCAAGTGTTCTTTGAAAATAAATATTTCCATAAGAATCACCATTAAATCCAACAGCTGTTTCAATATAAGATTCAATTGCAGCAGCGTGGGCTTGCTTTATATCTTCACTTGAATTTGGTATGCCACCTATTTCTTTTTCTGTTACTGATAATTTATTCCAAACTTTATCAGGTCTGTTCATTGCAAAACCTCTATATCCTCTTCTCTTAAAATGATATAAAAGTCTAGGTTTATTATTTTCACATAACATTGGCATACCATAAAAAACACACGCCATTAATACATCTTCAAAAAATACTTCAGCAGTTTGAGGTCTAGCTATATATTCTAAAAAGAAATGATCAGCTGGTGCATTTTCCATACTAAATTTAGTAAGTCCATGCAGTGCTCCATTAGAACCTCGTTTGTCTACTGTACCTGATATATCATAAGGATCACAACCAAAAGCGCCTATATGATCATTACCAGGATATTTAATACCGTTTTTTTCTATATATCTATTTTGTAAATTTGCATCAGGAATCCAAGTTATAAAAAATCTTCCTTGATTACTTGGTGCAAATATAACTCTAGTATCTTTTATTCCATGTTCCCATAAAAAATTACCTTGAGTTACTAAAGTTTTATTATTTTCATCTTCATTAAAATCTATTTGTTGATATATTTTAGTAAGATTAAATAAAGATGATTTAGATTCATCTCTAAACGCATGTTTTGTAGTTCTAGGAAATTGTCTATAAAACTCGTTTAAAGCATCTTGGTTATCTTTTAATCCGTCAACTTCATTTTCCCAGTACTCAATAACGCCAAGGTCGATAAACTCGCCTTGTGGTCCAAGTACTTCTTTGTCGGGAGTGTTGAAGACAGGTATGCCATAAGAATCAATGTAGCCTTCGTAGTTCCATTCCATAGGTATGAACAAAGAATATAATCCCGAACTAGTCTGTCCGTTGCGGTTTCTTTTTGTAACATCTGATTCATCATATAATTTTTTAAAGTTCCTACCACCTTTATCTAAAGCGTTAGATGTTGAACCCATCATACACTTGCCAATAATTTTACTACCTAATCTTAACGTGGTTTTCGTAACCCTCCAGTTGTTGAGGATGTTATTGGGCTTCTCCCACTTCCCCGACTCATCATGGACGAGGAGCTTGAGCTTCTCCCCATCGTAGGAGTTATCACCGGTATTCTTCCAGTCGATGGTGGTGTCAAGTCCCTGTAATTCGTCCTGTAAGGT